CTGCCCTGCGAGGTCCGTGGACCCCGGTCTGCATCCGTCATTTAAGTCGACGACGAACAGAACCACTGATTTGCACAGTATACGATATATTTTATGGGAAGTGAGGGTGTAAGAGGCACCCGTGCATGCGTGTTAACGTGCATGCCCGATCCGCTGACCAAACGGGAACCTGAGTGAGGAGGTCAAGAAAAGAAAAGAAATCAGACGATAACAATGTCAACGCCAGAGCACTCGATGGTGATGCGGTAGAACAAGTCTACCAGAGGACCCTGAACATCAGTGTCGGCAGGAACGACACGAGCGAAGATGGAAGGCCGACCACCTTCGAGCTCGACAGGCTTCAAAGAACTGGTGATAGCACCAGAGAGCGGGCAGTCGAGAGAAAATTCTTGCTGGTTCATGGAAGCATCGAGACCATAAACGCCAACAGAAAAGCCGGGTAGCTGGGCCATCTGAGCCAAGTTGGTGGGGTAGGCATGCTCACAGTGGCCAAGAGCAAGCGCACAAGTGATAGTGACACCAGCTTTGCCATCAGAAGGGACGCCAAAGACAGAAAGAGAGGTGATGCGAGCGCGGGAGAAACCAGCAATCGCAGCGATGACCTCAGGGCGGTCATGAATGTTGAAACGGACAACATTACCGGTGGAGACGGTTCCAAAGCAACCGCCGAAAACGCGAGTGGAAACAGGGGAAGACATATTGACGTTCGATAGAGAAGGGTCTGGAGTGGGCAAGTTCATGATGATTGAAAGCGCGGTGAACTTAACTAGGCCCTACGAGAGAATTCCAGCAGGTTTCCTCTAACTAACTCCTGAGTTTGCAGGTGAACCGCATCACGTTCAGAACGCTCAAGGCGCCAGAAGAAAGCAGCAAGATCACGCTTGAGCTCAGGTCCGAGCTTTGAGCCAGATTTCATTCGTCCCAAGGCTTTTTCCGATAGACGGACAAAACCCAAAAGAGCGTCTTTTCTAAACTTGAGCCTAGAAGAAGCACCTTCAAGATGGAAGGCCCTAACTAAGCAAAAGAAACAGTCTAGCTCAAAACTAGTGAGGACCTCAAAGACCCCTTCAGCTAATAAATAGCCGGTAGACAACTCGGTAGCGTAGGATTGGACAATGAGATGCAAACGACCAGCATCTTCGGCGACGTAAAGTCTGGCAAGCATGGGCACAGGATCACGGATGGCGCCCAAATGCGTGCATATGTAACCTACAAACAGCAGACGTGATTCCACTTCGGGTTTGGCAACGAGAGACAAGTGACGCTTAAAACCGTCCCAAGTATCACGTTCGGGTGGCACACCTCCAATGCCGCCATCGTCACCGGACACGAAAACGGGGAGATGCTCCATGACGTCCAACGGAAACTGAAGATTCAAGACAGCGAGATTACAACGGCAATTAAAGGCATAAGTGGCAGGTTCACCAGAAAAACGCATGGTCCTGAGAGAACCCAAGAAACAAGTCATAGATGTCTTGTTTTCTTCATAGAGGTCAATGACATGTTGAGGTAAACCCGCATGCCACATGTAGAGGAGCTCAGAAGCAAGGACTTCACCAGTTTGAGATTGGTCGAAGGCAGTATAATCATTGGCATATTTCTTGCCAGACCTTAGCCACTTCCTACAAAAACGGTCAAGATCAATATTGCTGCGGCCTCCATGCAAATAAATGCGTGGCGGGCAGTAGCGATGTTCCAAGGCTGTCATGTACCTGATAGCGGGGCCAAGGAAGAGCAACCACTGGTCATTCATGTTGGAAATGGTTTGGCCAGCCTTCCAGTCACCATTGAGAGTGCCCACATTGACCTTTCGCTGCTGCTTCATAAACAGACGTATGAAAGTCCAAGCCCAATCGGGATCGGATTTGTATTCGTTTGCTGATATAGCTGCGCGAGTTTTGACACTAAGACTGTGCCACTCGTTGAGTTCTATACAAGAGTGAAACAAACGATCATCAAAAGGGAAAGGCTTAGTAGGGTCAATCTTCATGAGCCGGCAATAACTCTTGAAGAGGGACTGGCCAACAAAAAATTTAGAAAGCACCTCCTTCTTATTAGAGGCTTTGCTGCCAAACCGAAGACGTTTCGGCACAGAAAGAGGGAGGAGAGTGCGATCCGAACTTTTATGACGTGCAGCTATGTTCTCGGGGTAATCACCATCAACGTTGAGGCCTTCAGGTTGCTCATCCGAGAACTGTTGAGAAGGCTCCATCCCGTGACGACGAAGACGTTCATGGCAGTCCACGGGACGAAGGACGTAAATCTGGCGGAACAAGAGCGCCGAATCAAGTTGGCCCCAAGTAACCGAAGGCGGGTCATCGATAGCTTCGACATCCTCAAGAGCGAACTCTATGGGCAATTCTTCGCGTAGCTGGGTGTGACCAACCCTACGAGAGGGTGGCAGATACTCCAGGGGAAAGTTATGCTCAACAAAAGTGAGGTCAGACTCAGGAATGGCTCCACCATGAAGTGTATTAACACGATAAGGCTCTTCAAGGATTTCGAAACCGGTTAATTTGTCAGCAAAGATTTGTTGCCAATTGACGCGACGACCAGTGAGAAGGCTGCACCAAAAAGGGTTAGAAAGAGCAACCTTGAGACGATTGCCAGTCAAGGAGCCAACGAGAACAACCCCGGCAGTGGACCGGGTCACGGCTGTATGGACGGCACCCAAGGAGCATTTCTCAAGAGCAGAACGATCAAGTTGAATCTGAGTAGTTTCTCGGTAAGTGCAACCCTGAGATGAAGGGAAAGTCACGGCCTTGGAACCAAGTGAGCAGATAGCTTTGGCGTCGCCACTAAGAGCAACAAGGATACGACTACTGTCAGCCACCTCGCGACGAGTAACCAGACCGCTAGTTGAAGAAAAAGTCTTGACAGAAAAGCGATCAGCCACGGAGCGACAAAGCCTGCGAGTGTAACCCAGGTAAAAAGGGGAGAAGTTTTTCCAATACATGGCCTCAGGAACAAGCTTGGCGCAGGTGGCATCAGGATCAGTCTCATGGCGGTCAGTTTGAGTGACATCCCCGAGGATGAGAACGCAGCGAAGTCTGGGGCTAATTGACATGAGAAAGTCAACATAGCCAGCCGGCATCATAGAGATCTCGTCTATGATAAGAACCTCCGTGTGCTTGCGCATCGTAGACTCATAGGTACCAACACGCCAACGGTCCTTGTCAGGAAGGTTCAACATGCGTTGCCATTCCTCACGAAGTTCGACGGTGGGGACGGCAACTCTAAAATCAAACGAACCCATAGACTTAAGGACTTGGCTAACTGGCCAACTTTTGCCACAACCAGGATAACCATAAATTGCAGCAACGTGGCAACGGGGTCTATTGGCCCACATCTTAATGTCATGAGCTTCGACGAGAGTTTTCCATCTAACAAAAGTGTCTGGATCCATGCTACGTTTCTCCGAGGGTCCAAACGCAATACCAGAATGACCGTTGGCCATGTCACGGGCGAGAGGCTTGGCACGATGAGGTCTAACGGTATAACCACGGAAACCAAGGAAGGGCACCGCAGAACCGTCAACGCCACGCCAAGACAACAAATGTTCAGCGAAACGACGAGTACCTGAAGTAGCGCCATGGAAATTGCCAGGGGAAGGGATGTCAGAGGGAGAAGGGGTGACGCGGGGAGGGGCAACATGGCTAAAATGACCCATGTCACCTTGTTTGGTCCAGTAAATAATGAGTTTCACACCGTTAACAACTCCACTGCGCATGTCGTCCCAAGGGTTCTTAATGGTTAAATCCCAACCGAAACAGTACGCGAGCCAAGCAGCATGCCAATCACTGAGACCTTTCTCAATCATCACAGGAGTAACAACCGAGGTTTGAGGCAAAAGTTTCAACTTCTCGATAAGGTTGAATTTTGATTGACCGGACACAGCGGACAAAGCATCAAGAAGGCAGAGAGGCACTCCCTGGAAATTGCCGTCAAAAAGTTCGTCTCCAGAAGCATCACGAAGATGGTAGTCATGAATAACCTCTGAAGAAGGTAGATTAGCTCGCTCATACAGCCAACGACGTGCGGGTTTGCCTTCAACCTGGCCATGTTCATATGTTATAGGAGGCGGAGGGGCAGAAGCTCTAGCGGCTGCTTTCTTCTTAGCTTTTCTGTCACGACGGTTGAGAGGTTTAGGGTTGACACGTCCATGAGGACCCAAAGTGGCTCTTGCGGAGGGCTTGGGAAGAGAAGCAGGAGGTGCGGTGCTAACGGAGGGAGACGTGACAATCAGCTTAGGCAAAACAATAGCTGAATCAACAGAGCCATTTTCAGAGTCAGAAAGAGGTTCACGGTCATCAGGCAAGGGGACATCGTGTTCATCACGAGACTGCAATGAAGCAGAGCTGCTAGAACCAACCTCAGAGGGAGAACGAGCCGCATAAGGAGTGAGGTCGGGATTCACACCGTCAGCAGGGGAAGCGTCGAAGGGTTCAGGGAAAGTAGAGTCAATGCACTTGAGTGGCCTGAATTCCGAGAAGACCGAATTAGTGTCAGCTAGACTAACCTCAAATTGATCAACCGAACCGGAAGTTAAATAGGAGGAAGTCATCTTGACCATCCGGGAGAACCGAGGAGGATAAAGAATCGCCAGACGACGGCGCTCACGTTCCTCTGGAGATTGCCACTCAGGATAGGCAAAATAAGAGGAAGTGAAGCAGAGCAGGGAAGACACAGAAAGGCCGAGAACGGTCTTGAGAGGCAGAGAGGCTACCAAGGGTGGGAAAGCTAAAACAGCTCCAGCAAAGACGGCTCCGATGAAAGGCTTCCATCGACGATTGGTCCAGATGCGTCTAGCGGCATTCCACCAAGGGTGATGGTCAAGTTCAGCAGCTATGTTTGGGGGCTCAACGGTAACGTTAGCCGCGGAGCAAACGAAACCAGTCAAGAAATCCCAAGCGGTGGGGTCGACCCAATGATAAGAAGATGAATGCTGGTAGGAACGCACTTTAGCCACTGCATCTTGGAAACGAAGAGACTTTAGGTTACGAGCGTGATGAACAGCTTTGTCATAAATGTCAGAGGGGACAAGCCTAGAACGCTCGGAACGACGAACAACCCCGATGTCAGGTAGAAGCACACAATCAGGCATGGGAGCAAGAAATCGAGGAGGGGTGCGGATGGAGCCGCGACGAGCGATGATAACATGATGACCCATAACGCCTTCGACACGCTCGAAGGTGATGGTGATGTTGGGTGCCGTGAGTTTACTGGTTGTGATAACCCAATCGTTGAAGGGCTGGTGATAGGCGTCGGAGGGGTCACCTTCCAGTGTGTAAGTAAAACCCGTGTCCGTATAGACCAAACCATAAGCCAAGGGGAAGAAAGACTGCTCTCTAAGCAAGACTTCAGAAGGGTAGACCACAGTGGCCACCAGTTCATCAAGATCAGGATTAGAGAGGAAGAAGTTCAGGACCTGACGTTTGGATAGGTAATGCATAGCGTCATGTAAGAAAAGGCTGCGATTTGGTAAGCCGCGAGACACAGTGCCAGCATAACGAGAGGCGTCGCGAGGTGTGATCTCGGGGTTAATAAGATCAACAAAGAAATCATTCTTGGTGCGAAGTTTCTCGAACTTGGCAGGCTTCAACCACATACACGTGCAAGTAGAGGTCACAAGCTTAGGGACAACACGAAGGAGCAGAAAATTCTCGATGGCCTTATGCATGGGATGACGATGATAACCTGTGAAAGATTGACTAGCAGGTATGCCAAACTTGATAAGTAAATCAACCGCTTCAGAAGTCATAGCAAAAGGGGCTATTTCACGGGCGGAAGAAATGTCATTGATGAGGCAGTTGGCGACATCTTGAGTGACAGCATCCCTATGCATGGTGGAAGTCATGTCGGCGGTTCCTCTCTTGATGCCATCAGCACCAGTGCCGCCGCCATGGAGACGACGACGCCAGACTGGACCGTAGCCTTTACGTTTCCTGAGAAGGATGGCATGAATCATTAGAGAACAACGAACAAAAGAGGTAGGACGACGCTTGCGAGAAAGACGTTGACGATGACGACGCACGGTGCGAATCGCGCGAAGACAGCATCTAGGACCTCCATGCTCCCAGAACGAGCCTTGGGGGCGATCATGACTGTAGAAACCAGGGGAAAGCGAACGGGACGACGAAAGATCTCCAAGAGCAAGGACCCTGGACACAGAAGGGGGAAGGGGTACGGACCTGCAAATACCGATGGGGGAACCATCAGAGAAAACAGGAACGGCAATGGGGGTTGGAACGATCGAAAGATCGATCGGAGGGGAGGACTTTATAAATTTGGGTTTAGCCTTACGGCGTCCCCCAAAGATAGCCGACCAATTAAGGTTAGCCATACTCTCTTCCTAAGTAAGAGAGCGG